CGGCGTGAAAGAAAGTGGCCTCATGTCGGCTGACGGAAAAGTCATCGGCGAGTTTACTTGCTATAGTACTACGGTCATCTGCCATGCAGGGGCGACGGGGAGCGGGGTTTTGCCCAAGCTACACATTATTGGGCCGGGGCTGGGATTGCAGTATAAGCCTGCGACTGACCTGCTCAAAGCGGCTTGCATGAGCGAAGAAACGGCGGAAGAATATCTCAAGGGTGGTAGCGGGTTCGGCTGGGGTGTCTCAGACCTCAAAATTTATGACAGACCGCACGAATTGTGCGAGTTTACAGGTCTCCGAAAAACAAGATTCGGCATGGAGCCGGTGAAACTCGACCGCCCGCCGCAGAGCTGGCGCTATGTAGAAAAAACAGACATATATAAGGAATAAACGAATGACAATGGAATTTCCTGATAAAAAGTATTCCGTTATCTATGCAGACCCGCCGTGGAGCTACCGCCAGCATGGAACGGGGCCGAAAAGCCGTGGCAATGCGGCGCAGCACTACCACACGATGAGCACCGAAGACATCTGTGCTCTCCCGGTTCGACAAATTGTGCGGGGGGGGGGCAGGGCTGCGTACTTTTTATGTGGGCCACGTTTCCGCAAATCGCCGATGCGCTCCGCGTCATGGAGACATGGGGCTTTACATATAAGACAGCCGCCTTTGTCTGGGTCAAGAAATATCGGAAAAGTGATACCCCGTTTTGGGGAATGGGTGCCTATACCCGGGCAAACGCAGAAATTTGCCTGCTGGGCGTGACGCCAGAATTTAGAGCATCTAAGCAGATTAAGAGCCATGCGGTGCATCAGGTCATCGAAGCGCCGGTTATGGCGCACAGTGTAAAACCGGATGAGACGCGCCGCAGGATCGTTGAGCTGATGGGAGATGTCCCCAGAATAGAATTATTCGCCCGCCAACGCGTCCCCGGGTGGGATGCATGGGGCGATGAGGTAGAGGACTGACGAAGGGCCGCCCACGCGGCGGCTCTTTTTATATGGGCATGGGGACAGGCCCCCGACCGGTTCAAGCCCAGAGATGCCCACCGAAGAATCAGAATGAAGGGAGAAGAAAAAAACGGGACTGGCATTGAAAGTATTTGCATGGATAGCAGTAATCGGATTTGGCGCTCTGGTTGCCCTCGTGGTAGGAATAATCGCCCGCTTTCTCTGGATTATTTTCTTTGATGAATAAGGAGAGCATGATGGACAAGTACGATGTAACCCTCTATGGCGTGGATTCCTACACGGGGTATCCCACGGCGCTTACTTACAGGCTTGAAGCGTCGAGTGTAGGAATAGCGGTTGATCTTGCACGACTGGCCGTAAACGGGAATTACCCGGAGTTCGTGGAGGATTATGAACTTTATAAAGAAAGGATGGGAGCAAAATGAAACTTTCAGCACTGGCATCAATCATCAAGGACTGCGGCCATTGCAGCCAGATCACGGCAGCGAATGAGCATCGGTTTATCAGCACCGGCTATGCTGTGTACAACATGGATGGATACCCCAAGGCGCAGAATAAGAATGAGCTGGCCGCAATGCTGAGTATTCCTTCGAAGAAGGTGGAGGACATCTACTTTGAGGAGGAAAGAGCGGAGAACAACATCTACTATGGCGTGTCGCTGGCTGACGACCCGGATAATGAAGAGCCAGTGGATAAGCTGAATACCCGCATTGTCGTCAACGGAGAAGAGCATATTGCTCTGCGTCACCCCAGCGGGACCATCGGCTTTATCCGCACAGCGCTGCTCGGGCCGGTAGAAAGCGAGCTGACCAAAGAATATGCCGCTATCTGCGTGAGATGGGGAAATTGGCGAAACGGTACGCCGGTTTACGCGGTAAAGGATGGAATGTACCTTCGCGCTCTCATCCTTCCCGCAAAGCTGGGCGGTGCGACTACGGATGATCTCAGCGAAATCCTTGCAAATATGTTGGAATGCCAGCAGTCGGAGAAGAAAGAGGAGAAGGCTGATGATTAAAACCGGAGTTAGGTATCGCTGCGATAGGTGCGGCTTTGAGCGGTTTGTTCTCGATGGTAGCATGAGCAAGGCCGAAAAAGACAAAATCGCCAAAGAGTGGTTTACTGTCCCTGATGCTGACGGCAAGGAAATTGCTCTTTGCCCGGACTGCCGTATGGTCTACGAGAGTAGGTACAGAGAGATGATGGAGAAATTCATCAAGGAGGGGGCGTCATGGTAACGGTAGAAAAAGATGTGCGCCTGCTGGTCCAAAAAGAGCTGGCGACCGTGAATGAGGATTTCCCGCTGTTCGCCAGCGCCTACGAGGGCTGGGCGAAAGTCCGGGCGGCGCTGGCCGGAGTGGAGGCCGAGCGCTATATGCTGGATCGGTATGTAGAGCAGCGCCTTTGGAATGAAGTGAAGGGCAATCTGGAAATCCCGAAGGAGGATTTGAAGGAGGCTCAAGCTCAGGCCGTCCGGATGGCGGCTCAGGCAATCCGGCTGGCAGTGATGATCTGCAAGCTGGAACGGAGCCAGCGGCGCTGGAAAAGAAAGGCGGGAAAATCGGCATGATCTTGGAAAAAGAAGTCATCGAAAAAGCTGTCAACTGGTGGGCAGAAAAAGTGACTGCCAATCAGCCGCACAGCAATGGAGACAACGGCCATACATCCATTGTGACGTGTCTTCTTGCAGACTCGAGAACGAAGAAAATCTCAAAAAAGCAAATCGACGTTTTCAAGAAAGCACTGGCAAGAGAAATTGAAGAAGAAGCAAAGAAAAGGGCGCGCTTTTCAATTTGCTGTGACTACGGGCCGTGTAAGGTGCTGTTCGTCGCTGCACATGAAGCAGGTATTCCGACTGCCAATTTTCCGTTTAAGACCATGATGTTTATCAATGAAGAGGACGGCGTGGTGGTTCGTGATGGATACGGCGCACCGCCGGTTAAAATTTGAGGTGGCAGCATGGGCAAGAAAAATAATGCCCCGGCAGAAGTTGAAACCGTCACTGTTACGATGAGCCGCCCGGTGGCGGAAGCTGTGCAGGCCGCTTGTGAGATGTACTTGCGTCTGCACATGGGCCAGTTTTATGATCTGGCTGAAGACCTCTGCATGGCGAAGCACTATGCCGATATGGGCGCAAAACGATTCGAAAATGCAGAGGACGAAAAAGAAGATTTTTACCGGGCGTTGGAAAACCGGAACATGATGCAGGATGACATGGACAGAGCATATCAAATGTTTGCCTGTCATCCGCTCATCGAAGACGGTATGTGCATTCCATACCGCGCGGAAACGGTCTGGCTGGGTATCCGCCATGCGCTGGCGTGGCACGACAAGCCGGAGGGCGACTGGACAAATGTGAGGTTTGACCCGCCGCTCAATCGCTCCGATCAGCCGCAGCCGGTGGTGAAGCTCAATGAAAAACAGGAGGCCGGAAATGAGACGAAATGGCGCAATGTTCATCTGTAATCGATGCAGGAAACAGGTATTTGCAGAACGGTTCGATGACGGCCTGTTTGACCAAAAGGCATTGGATGGCTGGGCGATTGAGGCGAGAAACTTCTTTGGCGTCGGGGATTTATGCCCGGAATGCTACAAAGTGTACCGGGAAACAATGGAGCGCTTCTATGAAGGAGGCCGACATGGAACCTGAAAACGCCTGCTGTACCTGCTACTGGCACGATGCAAAAAGCTGGTTCTGCTACAACTACCTGTCGCCGAAAGGCACGGAGGATACAGACCCGGAGGATAGCTGCGAATTTTACGAAAGGAGAAGCGAGTATGACAACTAAGCGCCTCAAAAAACTGCTGATGGCGATGGGGCTGTCCCGCAACCAAGTAAACAGGATGGTTAAAGAGCAGCGCGACACTGGCTCGAAGAAAGCGAGCAATGCGCTTTACTACCATGTGTTCAAGCAGGACTTTAAGCTGTTCGCATCCGCCTGCGGCGGTGAAGTGCTGCCGTATCTTAACAGCTTTGTTTTACAGTGATGACAAAGCGCCCCAAGAACATGATGAGGTGAAAGTCCTCTCTTAGGGGGCTTGTATACCCGTTAATTCTGTGACTGTAATGGCTCACAGAAAAGAAAATAACACAGGAAGTTGACCGGAGCAGGATGGTGAAGGGAATGCGCAGAAACTATATCAGAGAAAAGAAAATCCTCTGTGGTGATAGTTATATGGCTGTGGGTCTCTACGCCATCACCCCGCAGGAGCACAAAGCAAGAGGAAAGAAACAGAAGGAGTCCAGCACAGACCAGAAGTCCAGAAATAAGATGTCTTCGCTACGCCAAAAACAGAGGAAAGCCATCGCAAATTTCGACAAGTACGGATTTTTCCTCACGGGAACCTTCGAAGAAGCATTTCTGCCAGACAACATTCTGGACTGCAAGCGGGAAGTCGTGAACTACAAGCGCCGGGTGATCGCGGCGACGTGTAAGCGCTTTGGCGTGAGCCGGGACAAAATCCGCGTGATGCTGTGGGCAGTCCGTAAGGGCGAAGCTGGCCGGTTACATATGCATGGGTTCGTGGAATGCATGGGCATGAGACAGAGCGAACGCCGTGAGTTCCGCGAGATGCTGGAAGACCTCTGGCGGCGACGCATTCCTGGCACGAATGAGTACGAGCCACTGGGGACGATGAATGCGGACCGCATTGACATGAAGAAGCTGCTGGGCAATGACGGGACCACACAGGGCAAGCACGGCACAGTGGGCTACATCTACGGCCACAAAGAGCGTATCTGCGTGGAAAGCAAAAATTTGAAGCTGCCCGTGGAGCAGCCGCCGAATGACACCAAGTGGAGTCGGAAGCAGTTGCACACAGCTTGCGGCGATATGCAGAATGACGCCTACTGGTGGGGAACACGCTTCCCGGGCTGGACGCTGGAAAAATGCGTGGTCTACGACCCGGAAGAGCTGCACCAGTCTGAACAACAGCGAGAAGATGGCTGGGAAGTCACAGAGCCACAGTGCTATGTGATTCTGAGCAGAAAGGGGTAACAATGAGCGCTAGAATGGAGCTGGAAGACCTGCCGCCGCGCTACCGGGCGCAGGCAGAAGCACAGATCGCAGCGAGAAGCCGGGGAAAGTGTACCTCTCCGCAGGCGATGTCTGCCGCCGCGCGGGCTGCGGGCAAGTTGGAAAAGGCATTCGAGAGCCGTGGCGAGTATGAGTATTACATGGGCGTCATCGTTCCGGGCATTCAGTCCGGGAAGATTCTCAAGGCAACGCCGCACGTTGCCTTTCCTCTGCTGCCTGCAAAGGAATATGGCAATGTCAAGCTGCCTGCCGCCCGGTATACGGCAGACTATGTGCTGAAATATGCCGACGGCACGGTGGAGGTGGTCGAGATCAAGTCAAAATTCACCCGGCGGCAGCAGCGGGATTATATCTACCGCCGCCGCCTGTTCATCGATCTCATTGCAGGGCCGAAAGGGTGGAAATTTACGGAAATTATCACACCAGACACCAAAAGTGAAATCAACGAATGGAAAAAGCTGGCAAGAGGAATGAAGAGGAAGTGAAGAATATGAGCGGAGGAAGAAAAAAGCCCTTCCCGGAGTATTTCAAGAAATCTCTGGGCTTGCAGGTGAAGCAGAAGCAGGCGGCCCGCCGAAAGGCAGCACTTGAGGCCAAAAAGGCTGCTTCCACAAAAAAACAGTAAAAAGATAGTCGCAGGAGGGCGCAGAAGATGCGGGTTGATGAGGCAAGAACGATTTTGGAGTATGCAGCAGATATTCCGGCCAAGCTGCGCACCATTGCGGCGGAGAGAGCGGAGATCGAGGGCGAGTTGAGCTGCCTGCATGGCATCGAATACGGCGGGATGCCCCACGGCAGCGGCCATAGCGATACCACGGCGGACATTGCTGAACGGGCGGACGCGCTGGGCTATCTTGACCGGCTGCGAATGCTGGATGTACAGGAGGTCGTCTTGCGTGGAGACCTTGCCCGAATCAAAGAGCAAATCTGGGCATTAAAGGCTGTGTACACCGAAGTTCTCAACGAGGTATGCCTTTGTGGCCACAGTTTTGAGGAAACAGCCCAAAAAATCGGATACAGCGTATCCCATACGAAGCGGAAAAAGGCGGAGGCCGTTTTGCGGTTTGCGGAGGGGCTTGACAGCATGATGCAGGCCGACGAGATTCGCGCCCGCGCATATAACGCGCGTAAATAGAGTGAGCGGGAAAACCGCCCGCCCCGGTAGGGGATAGACAAAACGTGTGGAGCTGTTCAGAAGAAACGCGGCAGACTCTATGATATAGAGACAAATTAGGCCAAACAACTTTATGCGTATGTGCAGAATTTCCGCAAAGTCTGAAAGCGCCGTGGGAAAACAACTCGAATCCCCGGAATGATAAAAAATGAGCAAAGAAATACCCGGCGGGCTGTGTGGCCTGCCGGGTATTGTTCTTTATGCGTTGTTTTCGTCCTTGGGAGCATTGCGCTTGATGATGATTCTGGGATTGTCTGAGTCCGTTGGTGCGCCTTTTTTGGCGATGCGGTCAAGCAGGCCGGCGGGAAAGCCCTGCTCATCCAGCGGGCCGGCGTAACCGTCATAGTCAACAACGGTTACAACTGGCGGCTGCGGCAGCGTTTTGTAGTATTGCCCATCTTCATAGTTCACATCGGTCACGCGATCCCACCATACAATGTCGCCGTGCTGGGCTTGGGCGGCGTCCATTGCATCAATGGCCTGTTGTTCGGTCAGACCATCGAACGCCAGCCGCGCCCCGTCGCCAAATGCGCCAACGATGCGCCAAGGAGCAAAAAATTCAGGTTCACTCACAAAAACACCTCGATTTTGAACATTTAATCGGAATTTGATACAAATATGCGCATTTTGGGAGCATAATCACCGAAAAACGCATATTTGAGTCAAGAACAGTATAACACAAGATGCCCCGGCGGGCTACCGGGGCAAGGGTTTACACCTGCTCAAAGTGGGAAGTGGTGCGCCGGGACAGCGCAAAGGCAATGGCGGGAACATCATCGTCCGTTTCGCTGACGGCCTTGATGGCCTCCGCGATACGGGCCAGATCATCGACCGTGATGCCGCCCGGCTTGCGGCTGGAGGAGTCTGCATCGGTCAGGATGCGGCCATATTCTTCACAGTCGCAGCGGGTGCAGTAGTGGTTGGCGATGCAGGCATAACGTGCGCCCTCAGCGTCAAGAATGCGGGTCTCTTTGAGTTTCATGTGGGATACCTCCATGTTATGTATTATCGCTCGTCCCGGTAGGGATTCGAGTTTTTTGGTGAGCCGGTTCGGGTATATAGATGCCGGAGCCGGCGGCGGGAAATGCCCTTGTGGGCTGGGATAGGGCTGCTTTACGGTGCAACCCTGTCGGAGTATCCGTTTACTGCTGGCCGTCCAGAACTTCCATGACGCGGTGAGCGGCGTACTTGCCAGCGTCGTTTAACTGGCGCTGCCAAGCGCCCTGCGACGGCGTCCATTTGAAACCATTGCGCTTCAAAAGAGTTCGAGTCTCATCGTCGGGCTTGCCATCGAAAACAAGCTGGACACGCATTGCTTCGACGTTCTCCCGGTAGGTGTAGCCGTCGCGGTCATCCTCGACGGGCTGGGTAGCCTTGACCGTTTCCAGCTTCTTGATCCGTTCAGCGGTGCGTTTGATGGTCGCGTTGCTGTTTTGCAGAGCATAGGTCGGGTATGGACAGCCATAGACCGAAAGCGGGGAGCCGCTGGCGAAAGCGTGGCCGTTTTCAAGCCAGTCCCGCTCTTTGGCGGTAACGCCGGGGCAGCCGTCAAGCGTTTTGTACTTGCGGTAGTAGGCATTCGCGTCCTTCATGGTCTGGTGGGCGGCTTGGAGCTGGTCGAGTTTGGCGTGGAGAAAATTCAAAACTTCGGGGTCATCGGACTTGACCGCGAATGTGTGCGCCCGCTTGAGCATCTGCAAATAGTGCTCTGCTTTGCGGAAATTCTCGAGGTTGGCGTCCCATGCGGCTACCTGTTTCTCTTTCTTGCGAACAGGAAAATTTGCAGGGCCGCAGATGAGTACGGACGGGCAACGGGTTCCAATCTCGTTTTTACGGTTGATAGCCTCAGCCAGAACGGTGCAGTAACGGTTGTAGAGCCATTCGGCCCGCTCTCGCTGGTCTGCGGTGGCGCACTTGGGCTTGACCTGCTCAAGGATCGCGGCAGCTTCGGCGCACTGAGCGTTGTAACTGGCGGTGGCGCTGCCCGCTTCGTAATCAGAGAAAGAAGACAGCTCTTTTGCAATGCGGGCAGCAGATTCATTGATGATAGCCATGATAAAAGCCTCCATATTCAGTTTTCAAATTATCCCGGCAGTGTGCCGGGTGTGGGGCTGGGTCGCTTTGTGTCCGGTGCGGCCCTGCTGAGGTATCCGGGGCGGGTCAGATGATCCATTCGGCGTCGTTATATTCGACGGAGTTCTGGGCGATGAATGCATACAGTGCGCGGGAAGTGCCGGAAAGAGCCTTTAGAACGGGATTGTTCCGGGTGGCGTCCTCGTTGCACTGGTAGATGAAACTGTCCAGCAGCTTTGCGAAGACGTAGAAATCGCGGTCGATGGTATAGCGTCCCTCGTTCCAGTCGAGAAGATGGAGCAGGTGGGGGAAGATGGTCGGCATGATGGGAAAATCTTCGGCATCGGCTGCCTCCACGTGGTAGCGGCCAGTGTATGCGGCCTCGTTCAGCTTGTAGAGAACGGCGTAGATTTTGCGGTCATCAAAGAGAAAGTCATGCGGATACCGGCAGGCGCTCAGAGCGTCGTACAGCTCCGGAAGCTCGTAGGATGCGGCAAGGCGGCACATACCGCCGGCCCCGTTGAGGATAAAAGCCAGACCGTGAGCGACGGCGGCAATGTGTTTTTCGGAAAGCTGAATGCAAGACATGGTAAAACCTCCTGTTATTCTGTTGTGTCTGGGTATGGACCCATGAGCGCCCGCCCCGGCGGGGCGGCTGGGCTTGCACCAGCGGCGGCGGGATGCCGTCGGCCTTGCGGGTCATTCGGAAAACATCTTTTTGCAGAGCGCTTCCACCTCTGCGGTGGGCTTGATGGGGAGCATGATAACGGAGATCGTCGGGTCACTGGCGCTGATGGCGTAGACCGGAGAATAGCCGCGCGTCGTGCCGTGGTAGGTGAATTGCACCGGGTTCACCATGCTGTCATAGTCGGTATTTATCAAGATGGGCGTTGTCCCAATGTGGAAAAGCCTTGCAAGGCCGCTTTTCTTCTTGCCGGTGGGGATGTCCTGCAAAAACGGGGTGCGCTCCACGGGCTTTTCATTGGGGGCGTGGTTCTTGAAGATGTCCACCAGATCCGGCGCGTTCTCTTCCACCTCAAAACCGTACTGGGCAGAAATGATGGTCACGCCATCGGCGGGGCATTCGCGAAGTGTCACGGGCTGGATCACATCGGGGTACAGGACGGCGGGCAGCTTAAACGCGGTGTATGCCGTGATGATGTAGACCAGATCGCCCCGGCGGGTAACGCGGACGCCGCGACGGTCCTTGGCCTGCTCCTTGAGGTAGGATTGGATCGCCTTGACGTTGAGGCCGAAAAGGGTGAAGTTGGTAGAAAGTTTCATGGTATTGCCTCCTATTCTGTTTTTTCAAATCGTCCCGGCGGTGTGCCGGTGGTGGGGCGGGGCCGCTTTTCTGGGTGCGGCCCTGCTAGGGTGTCCCATTCAGCAGAAAGAAGTCTGCTCACAGTATGCCGGGGCGCTGTCTGCGCTGGGCGCGGGGGCTGCTTGGGGCTGGGGCTTTGCTTCGGGCTTCGGTGCGGGGGCAGGAGCGGCGCTCTTCGGTGTTTTCTCTACATCGGCGACGGCCTGCCGGGCCTCGCGCCACTTTGCCAGCGCTTTCGCTTGGGCGGGGCGGTCTTCTGCGGACACGGCCATAAATTCGTGCATCGCCTTGCACTCTGCCTTTTTGAGATCGGCGGCGCTGGGGGCTGTTTCCTGCTTCGGGGCCGGCGCGGGCTTTGCCTTTTCGGTCTGGGGCTTGTCCTGCTGGGCGGCGGCAGCCTTGGCGGCTTTGCGCTGGTCGGCCAGCATTTTGTTATAGGCCCGGATGTCATCGAGACTCTTAAACCGCCCGACGGGCCGGGGCTGCTGTTTCTCGACCTGCCCACGGTGGAAAAGATGGGCCTTTGCAAGGTAGTAGTAGCCTTTATCCTGTTCGGCGGCGGCTTTGGTCAGTTCGTCGGCGTCCGGCTTGGGCTGCTTCTTCTTGTCGCTGAGTTTCCACAGCTCGCAGGTGATTGCAGCTTTCTCACCCTTCTTAACGGTCAACCCTTCCTTGTGCCACTCTGCCCAAGTGTGAAACAGTTTGGAGCACAAGAAAGCCTCTGCGGCCTCTACGGGGTCGGGAGCGTTGCCGTTGCCGTCCGGCTCGAATTTCAGCCCGGCAGCGTAGCGCTCCACCTGTTCGGCGGTATAGAAGCGGCTCACCAGATCGTGACGCTGGAGGGCGTCGTAGTGGGTGCAAACCTCGTTGAAGATAATTCGCTCGTTGGTCATGGTGTAAAACCTCCTGTATTCAGTTCTCAAAATTCCCGGCGTTGTGCCGGTGATGGGGCGGGGTCGCTTTGTCCGGTGCGGCCCTGCTGAGGTGTCCGGGTCAATGATGTCTCTTCTTCATCCGCTCAACGGTTGCGGATGCTTCGCGGCGGGTGTCGCAATGGCAGCTTTCATAGACGATAAAGGCGGGCATTGTTACACCGGGGCAGCCGGTCGGGTTGGACTCTCCGCCCTTGTGGACACATCCGGCGGAAACTGTGAAACCGCCGCGGCTGGAGGGCGTGATTCTGTACTCCATGCAGTACGCTCCTTTCTGTCAGTCCTCTTCATCGGGGCAGCAGCTCCAAAGGACATCGGCAAAATAGTCATCTTCGAAATCGTCCGGTGTTCCGTTGCTGTCCATGATGAGGGTGCAGCGCTGGCCCACGGTGGGCAGGTCATCGCGTTGGCTGATCTCTGCAAGGGCATCGGCGCAGATGATCCAGCGCTCGCCGCCGTCGTCAGTGATCCAGTAAACCAAATCGCCGTCGCTGGGAAAAATCCGCTCGACGGCAGCGCCGGCGACATATCGGCCAAACGCGCCGGGGGTGCGGTTGATGTTGGCGGCGTTGGCTTTCGGGGTGGAGCCTGCCGGCATAGCAGCAGACAGCGCAAGCGCGGCGGCGGTGGTGATTTTCTTCATGGTTCGTTCTCCCTTCGTTGCTTTGGTTTCTCCCGGCGGGCTGCCGGGGTAGTGGGGCGGGGCTGCTTTACGGTGCAACCCTGCTAGAGTATCCGGCGGGGGTCAAAGGCTAGTCTTTCGTGCGCCTTCGTCGGTGTGCTGCCACACATCAACGGAATAACCAGCCCGGCGGAGTTGTGCAGCTAACCGCTGCGCCCGGTCGGCATCATCTGCCCAAGTGGTGAGGGGAAAACCGCGCTTCATGTAAACGATTTGGTAACGCATGGTGTAAACTCCTTTGGTTCGTGGTGTTGGTGTTCGGATGATCTCCCGGATGTTTCCGGGGTAGTGGGGCGGGGCCGCTTTGTTTGAGCGGTGCGGCCCTGCCGGGGCATCCGCTTGACTTTACCGCCTTTCGGTGGTAAACTGGCTACAAGATGAGGTTGTGCAAAATGTCATCTTGCAGCCTGTCACCTGCTCAGCGGGTGGCGGGCTTTTTCTTTGCCCACCGCACCAGCAGGGCGGCCCAAATGGCGCGCTTAGTGGATTCGGGAAGTTCGAAAAACTTTGCGCTCATGTGTGCTTTTCTCCTTTCGCAGACTCGCAACCGCTTCGGCTGTTCGCCGTGGCGCTTGCTGTGGCATAATCTTAGCATGACGGAATGCCATTGTCAAGCATGACGGAATGCAATCTACTTTTTGCACAAAAACATGACGGAATGCTTGTGCAATTTTGCATGGCGGAATGCCGCCGAATCTGCTATAATAAACGCAGGCGCGAAAAGAGGTGATATAATGCCAATCTCAGAAAAAAAGAAAATCACAAATAGTCGATATATTGCAAAATGCGATTCAATCCAGATTCGCCCCCCGAAAGAACGCGGCGGAGAAATCCGGGCGGCAGCGGTGGCGGCGGGGCAGAGCGTGCAAGCCTATATTTTACAGGCTTGCGCCGAAAGAATGGCCCGCGATGGTTTCACCCCGGCGGAATCCGGGGAAGAAGGGGGACTATAGGGGGTTACTGGGGAGAGCTATAGCCTACTAGGTTAAAGCCCTACACCTGCTTCTCAATCCCGTTAGGTGGAGAGTATATCCCCCTCCGGCAGCGGCGAAAAGTACCGCCCCGCTACCCCGTGAAAAGCACCCCGGCGGCATTCCGTGAAACGTGGAGCTGTGGAGCAGATCGCCGCCAGCGTCGCCCACACTGGATGACCCCGCCGCCGCTGAGAAGAGAGAACAGCGGCAGACAGCACAACAGGCAGAGCAGGCCACACGGCCCGCCCTGCCTGTTTTCTTTTTCTTTCGGCTCCGCCAGCAGCGCCCCGCCCACGATGCCGCCCCGCCTTCGATGCGCTGGATCATCCCGCCGCGCTGCGGATCGGTTCGCCCTGGGCAGACCTCAGCGCCGCCCCGATGAGGACGCCGTCCACCAGACGAGCAGCAGACCGCGCCCCGCCGCCGCTCCCGATCTCCTGCCCTGATGCCCTGCACAGCCGCCCGCCGCCGCCCTGCCCGCCCAGACCGGCGCGGCCCGCCCGATGAGCACCCCGCGCTCGCGCGAGGTACTGTGAGCGCGCGCCCGCGTAATAGCGGGTCCAACAGCGCAAAAGTTTGCTAGTTTTTGAATCAAAAAATCCACTTCCGGCGGCTGGCCGGGAAAAAGGTGGGTGGGGTTCAAAAAATATCACCAACATCTTATAGTAGATACTGGTGAATCTGCGAATTGATTTCAGAGGGAATCTATGCGACAATAAAACTCAGAAATTGCAACAGGCGAAAGGAGAAATTTATCATGAGAACGAAATTATTCGGGGGGGGCAAGCTCTCCCATGTTGTAGCAGTTGCTCTGTGCTGTGTGTTGCTGGCGGGCTGCTCCAACATTAAAAATCCCGCGAAGGCTCCATTCAGCGCAAAGGACTGCGCGGGCATGACAAGCGAAAAGGTTATGACTGACTTGCAGAAGGCAGGCTTTACAAATGTCACGGTCGTTGATGAGGAGACAACTTCCAAGAGCAGCGATGGCATTGTGGTGGGCGTTTCCGTTGATGGCAAAACGGACTTCAAGAAAAATGCCAAGTGGGAAGATGATGTACCTGTCGAGATCACGGCATATAAGCTGAAACAGCTTGATGTGACGATGAAAGTTTCTGAACGGGGCGAGACAGGAAAACCGGTCTTTCAGGTTCAGACAAATCTTCCTGATGGTTTGAAGCTGGATTTCAAACTGGAAAATGAGAATGGATACAGCAAAGAGCAGGATGCCAGAATTGAAAACGGAAAGGCGGAAAGCCAGCCGTTCACTGATAATGGAGCAGAACTGAAAGGCAACTATACTCTGACAGCTACAATGACGCTGGACGGGCAAGGCCTCTTTGCCCCGATGGCATCCATTGGCAATGGTGATGTACTAGCCGGTGATTTGGTAAGCGTCGGAGGCAATGGTCGTCCGCAGGTGTCCACGAAGTATTCATATACATCTGGTTTCGAACCTGCAATCTCGGAAGAAGAAATGGTGGCTCTGCTGGAAACGATGCTTGCCAACGACTCGGGGATGTCGTACGAAGTGACGCCCTATGATGACGGCTATATTGTAGATACATGGACGGAGGGCGTTGCTGACGGTGCAGCCTACGCAAAACTGGGAATCTCACCCTATAAAGAAATGTGGAAGCAGCTCACCCAGAATGCAAAAAGCTACTCCAGCTCGTTGATGACGCTGATGTCTGAGAACGGCTATGGCGATAAGCACCTGCTGTTCAATCTGATAAATGACCAAGACCCGGACAAATTGGACAATCTGATTACAATCAAAGACGGCATTATGACATACAATTATGTCTCTTGAATAAAAGATGATACTCCATGATACCGATTTTGTGGTATAATTGGTACAGTGGATTTTAGACGAAGCCCTGCGGCAGCGATGCCGTGGGGCTTTTTTCATACCTATGTGCCGGTGGCGGTACAGAATAGATGCTCTGTCGGGTTTGCCCGGCGGGGCATTTTTTTGTTGGAGGAACAGGATGCCAAGGCGGAGCGACAAAAGAGATGCCGCCCGCGAGGCGTATTTGAGCCGACGGCGGGACGGCGAGGAAGTAAACCTGCAAAGGTTGGCAGAGGAGCTGGGAGTTAAGTACGATACCCTGCGCCGCTGGAAGTCTGCCGACAAGTGGGATGAGCCGCACCCGCCGCCCAAGCGGACGAGGGGCGGGCAGCCCAAGAACAAAAACGCTGTGGGCAACACCGGCGGCGCACCGCCCCGAAACCAGAATGCACGGACGCATGGCGGCTATGCCGCAGTCTTCTTTGACCAGTTGACGGACGATGAGCTGTTCATCATGGAGAAAACTCCGAAGTCTGCGGTCGAGGCGCTGCAGGAAGAGCTGGGGCTTTTGAAGGTTCAGGAAAAGAGGATACTCGACCAAATCATTTTGTTAGAGGACTCTGACCCGGAGGAACTGTACACCAGCACGTTGCTGGATATGCGGGTCCCCGGCAAAGTCGAGGGCGAGAAGCGGGACGGCGCACAGCAGAACATGGGAATGTACTCCAAGGAGTCAGCATTTACCCGCAAGATGCACCTTCAGGAAGCGCTGAATAAAATCCAAGGCCGCATTGCGACTGTCATCGGAAAGATTCAGCAGGCAGAGGAAAACGAAGCCCGCATAAAGCTGGAACGGGAGAGGCTGGAGCTGCTGAGACTCCGAGCGACCGGCAGAGTTGAGGTCGAAGATGACGATGAGGAGGGCGCGGACGATGACTCTTTACACAAGTGAGGTCGTGGCCCGGCACCTCGATGTGACCGAGCGGCGGGTGCGGCAGCTTCGGGACGAAGGTATTATCAGGGAAAAGCGCCCGGGTCTGTATAACCTTGTGGACGCGATGACTCGGTACATCAAGTATGTAAATGCGGGCAGTAAGGTGGATTTGAACAACGAGAGAGCCAAGCTGACCAAGGTAAAGCGGGAGGCGGCGGAGATGGAGAATCGGGCGCGGAAGGCGGAGCTGATGGAAGTAGGCGATGTAGAAAAAGCCTACTCCACAGTGATGATGAATTTTCGCTCTCGCATCCTTGCCCTGCCGCAAAAGCTGGCTCCTGCGGTGGCGTCGATGGAAGGCGACCAGCAGCAGATACAAGACCTTATCCAAGCAGAGCTGGAAGAGGCTCTGGAAACTCTGAGCCATGTCGAAGAGGCAGTGGCCGAGTCGGAGGCTGAAACGGATGAAAAGGAAAAAGCGGCGGACGCGGAATAAAAATCCGTGTGCTGGTTGTAGCTGGGGATATGTCCTGAACGAAGAGCAGATCTATTGCCTTATGCCGAGATGTGTTAGAGATGAGCGAAAAGAAGCGGAAGATGATCGATGTGGACCCGGCGGTGGTGGAAATGTTCGCACGGGTTCTGCAGAAGCTGAAACCGCCGCCGAAGCTGACAATCAGTGAGTGGGCGGACCGGTTTCGGCAAATGTCCCCGGAGGCCAGCGCAGGCACAGGGCGATGGCACACCGACAATGCACCATACCAGCGCGAGATTATGGACGCTATCGGCAATCCCCATGTTCGCATGGTGGTGTTCAAATCCTCCTCGCAGGTGGGCAAGACGGAAGTGCTGCTGAATGTTCTGGGGTACTACATCGACTATAACCCGGCTCCGATCTTGGTGTTGCAGCCGACAGTGGAGATGGGGCAGACCTTTTCCAAAGACCGCCTTGCGCCCATGATTCGGGATACCGCTGTTCTGAAAAAAAAGATGGACGCCAAGAGCCGCTTTTCCGGCAACACCATCATGCAGAAGACGTTTCCCGGCGGTCATGTGACCATCGTTGGAGCAAACTCCCCGGCAGGCTTGGCGAGCCGCCCCATCAAAATCGTTCTAGCCGACGAGGTGGACCGCTACCCGGCATCGGCGGGAACGGAGGGCGACCCGCTGAATCTTGCACAGACGCGCCAGACGACATTCTGGGACAAGAAAACGGTGCTGGTCTCCACACCGACCATCAAGGGAAGCAGCCGCATCGAAAAGTCGTGGCTGGAAAGCACGATGGAAGAGTGGACTGTACCCTGCCCGGAATGCGGTGAGTACCAACCGATGGTCTGGGCAAATGTGGTTTTTGACCGAGAACGCTGGCCGAAAGGCGGTGTGCAGTATCGGTGCGAATCCTGCGGCTGCATCGCTGGTGAATACCGGTGGAAGGCACAGGGAAGAAAGGGACGGTACGCCGCCCTGCACCCGGAGCGGGAAGTCCGGGGATTTCACCTCAACGTCTTGGCTTCATCTTTCTGCGCATGGGCCGGCATCGTGACGGAGTTCCTTTCCGCCAAGGAAGCGCTGGACCACGGAAACCCGGAGCTGATGAAGGTCTGGGTCAATACGAAGCTGGGTGAGACGTGGGAGGAACGCGGCGAAACCGCCGACGATATGGCCCTGCTGGCCCGCCGCGAGATGTACACGGCGACCGTTCCGGCACAAGTGCTGGTGCTCACCTGCGGCATCGACGTCCAGGATGACCGCTTTGAACTGGAACTGGTAGGCTGGGGCGTCGGAAAGGAAAGCTGGGGCATCCGGTATCAAAAGATATACGGCGACCCGCTCAAGCCGCAGATTTGGGAAGACCTCGACAAGTTTCTGCAAACGCGCTGGCGTAGAGAAGACGGCGTAGTGCTGGATATTCTGGCAGCGGCAATGGATACCGGTGGCCATCACACGGATTCAGTGTACCGCTTCTGCCTCGACCGGTTTTATCGCCATGTCTACGCCATCAAAGGCCGTGGCGGCACGGAGACGCCGTTCGTCTCGAAGCCCAGCACTGGCAACCGCGTCGGAGTTCCGCTGTACACCATTGGTGTTGACAACGGCAAGACGATGGTGTACCAGCGCCTGAACGTGCAGACGGAAGGGCCGAACTACTGCCACTTCCCGTTGAATGAAGCGGCGGGCTATGACGAGGTTTACTTCAAGGGCCTGACCGCAGAGAAACAGGTCGTCCGGTGGAAGAAGGGGCGGCCCACGACGGCATGGGAGCTGAAAGACCCCAATTACCACCGAAACGAACCTCTGGACTGCCGGGATTATGCGCTGGCCGCACTGGAAATCGCAAACCCTGTGTTGGAAAACCCGGAGGAAGAAACAGAAATGCAGGCGACTCAGCGTCCAGCAGGACGCCGAATCGTATCGGGAGGTATCGGATAAATGGCAGGCATCACAAAAGAGCAGGCGGAAGCCAAGCTGCAAACGTGGATGGAGGCAGAGGAGAAGATCGCCAGCGGGCAGGGCTACTCCATCGGCGACCGCCGCCTGACCCGTGCCGACCTCTATACTGTCCGTGGCGAGATTGAATACTGGGACAACAAGGTAAAAGAGCTGGAAGTGGCAGAGCTGAGAGGACGAAACCGGATGTACCGCTTTGTACTGCGTGACATCTGACGGAGGGGCGATATGACAAAAATGAACCTCATAGACCGAGCGGTTGCTGCGGTCTCCCCGGAGCGAGGCCTGCGCCGCGCGGCGGCAAGGCAGGGTCTTGAGCTTATCAATTCCGGCTATGGAAACTATGGCGCTTCCACAACCAAGAAATCAATGCGCGGCTGGCAGTTCGCCGGTGGAGATGCAAAAAGCGACATCGAAGATAACCTCAAGACTCTGCGGGAGCGGAGTCGAGATGCTTACATGGGTGTCCCCATTGCAACCGGTGCGCTGAAAACCATGCGGACAAATGTGGTGGCGGGTGGCCTGACGCCTTCGCCGCAGATCGATGCGGATTTCTTGGGTATGACGCCTGAGCAGGCCAATGATTTGCAGATGCAGATTATCCGAGAGTTTTCACTGTGGGCGGATAGCCCGCTGTGCGATGCTGACCGGGTGGACAACTTCTACAAACTCCAGCAGCTTGCGTTTCTTGCCTACATGATGAATGGAGATGCGTTTGCTGTCCTGCCCATGAGACGCAATGTCGGCCAGCAATATGACCTGCGGGTGCAGCTCATTGAGGCTGACCGGGTGTGCAGCCCGGACGGAGATGACCGTTTGTTCCCCTGCATCGTGGACAACCATGTGGTTGACAGTATCGTGCAGGGAGTCGAGACCGACGAGACCGGTGCGGTGATTGCTTACTGGATCTGCAATCAACACCCGCTTTCGAGTATGACAGCGATGCCGGAGCCGATGAAGTGGAATCGCGTGGAAGCTTATGGTGCGACCACCGGGCGGCGGAATATCCTGCACATCATGAACCGGGAGCGCTCCGGACAGCGGCGCGGCGTCCCGATGCTTGCGCCGGTGTTGGAAGCTCTCAAGCAGTTGGGCAGATACACAGACGCAGAAATCACAGCGGCGGTCATCAGCGCGATGTTCACTGTGTTCATAACGAAAGACGCTCCATCCATAGGGCGCCCATTGGGCGAGGTGATCCCGCCCAATCAACAGATAGATGCAGAAGACAGGGGAACGATTGAGTTGGGGTCTGGTGCTATCATTGATCTCGACGCAGGCGAGAAGGTAGAATTTGCAGATCCCAAGCATCCCAATACCGGGTTTGATGCCTTCTCCACAGCTATTATCCGACAGATCGCGTCGGCGCTGGAAATCCCGAGCGAAGTCCTCATGAAGCAGTTTACGGCCAGCTACAGTGCAGCCCGTGGTGCGCTGAACGAGTTCTGGCGCACCTGCGACATGATGCGGAGCTGGTTCGTGGATGATTTCTGCCAGCCTATTTATGAAGAGTGGATGACTGAGGCCGTTGCAACAGGCCGCATCAATGCGCCGGGCTTCTTTGAAGACCCGGCCATCAAGAAAGCTTATACTTCCTGCACTTGGAACGGACCCGCACGGACGAACTTAAATCCTGTGCAGGAGGTCGATGCAGCGGTGAAGCGTGTGGATGCAGGCTTCTCGACCGCAGATCAGGAGACCGCGACGATGAACGGCGGCAGCTATGCGATGAACATTCGCCAGCGGCTCATCGAAGCGAAAATGAAAAAGGAGGTGGACGACATTGCGAAAGGCGAAGAAGTACAGAATCGTCAATCAGGCGGCGACGCAGCCGCCCAAGGCAAAGAATGAGACGTTCTGGAAGTTCCGCAATCTGGCCGGTGATGACCAGAAGGCGGAGCTTCTTCTTTACGGTGACATCGCCGAGCGAAGCTGGTGGGAAGACACCGCGACTCCGCAGAGGTTTGCGAACGACTTGGCCGCTCTGGGCAATGTGAAGGAGATCACGGTCTACATTAACAGCGGCGGTGGCGATGTGTTCGCCGCGCAGACAATCGGCAATATGCTGGAGCGCAACGGCGCCACAGTGATTGCCCATATCGACGGCCTATGCGCCAGCGCGGCTACCATTGTTGCCTGCCATGCCGACAAGGTCGTGGCGGCGGCAGACGCCAGTTACATGGTACATCCGCCCAGCATGGGCGTGTGCGACTACCTCACCGCAGAGGATATGCGCAACTGCATCAAGGCGCTGGATGCTATCCGGGGCAATATCGTTACTCTCTACGCCAAAAAGACCGGAAAGACCGAGGACGAGTGCGGAGCATGGATGGATGAAACAAACTGGTGGACCGCCAGCGAGGCCAAGGAAAACGGCTTCGTAGATGAGGTGGACGGCGAGGAAACGGACGCTGTGGTGGAAAACCGGAACGGCGTGCTATTCGTAAACAGCGTCAGCATGGGCCTGCCGTTTGATAAAGCTCCCAATTTTGTCAAAAGCCGCATGGGCGTAAAAACGCCCGGCGGCTTTTCTGATACCGCAAATAATCCGGGAATGACCGGAACACAGGAGGAAGAAGCAATGGAAATCAAAAACAAAGACGACCTGATGAAAGCGTACCCGGATATGGTCAATGAGATCAGAAAGGATGCTGCCGTTGACGCCATCAATCGGGAACGCGCCCGCATCCGGGATATTCAGGATATGACGCTGCCGGGCATGGAGAAGACCATGCAGGACGCTCTTTATGGCGAGCATCCGATGGACGCCACCGAGTACGCTAAGGAAGTCGCAAAGGCTGCCAAGGCGCAGGCACAGCGCCGCGTCAAGGACCTGCATGACGATGCCCAGACCGGTGGCGCAAACGATGTGACCGGCGGTATCGATGATTCGAAGACTGACATTTACATGGACGCCCTGAGGGCCGTCGGTAAGAAGAAGTAAGGAGGGACAGCTATGAGCATGAATCTGACGCCCGAGAAGTTTTCGTGCGAGCCGGAATATCTGCTGGCAGGCACGGACATTTGCGTTACTACGGCCATCAAGGCCGCCGCTGCTGACCTGAAGGCGGGCGCGCCGGTCAAACTGGATGCTTCCGGTAAGGTGGCACCTGTCACGTCGGAGGAGGACACCGGCCTGTACGGTATCACCACGGAGGATTTTAAGTCTGGCGAAGACGCGGTGATTTATCTGACCGGCGAATTTTTCGCTGATCGTCTTGCTCTTGAGAAGGGCGTGACGGCGGACAAGCTGGAAGTGGCCTTCCGCAACATCGGCATTTTCCTGAAGTAAGGGAAGGAGGATAACCAATTATGCCTAATGAAGTGAATATTTACACCCCGAGATACCTCGCCGAGGTCGTGCGCCTTGCGCCGCCGGTGTTCACCTTTTTCCGTGACACATTCTTCACGGATGTTCGAACCTTCCCGACCAAGGCTATCGACTTTGATCTGGTGAAGGGCGACCGCCGCATGGCCGCTTTCGTTCATCCGCGCAAGGGCGGCAAGGTGCTGGCTTCTGCCGGGTATGAGACCTTGAGCTATAAGCCGCCTCTCATCAACCCCTATGATGTCACCACTGCAGACCAGCTTATGAACCGCCTGCCCGGCGAAGAGATGTACAGCGGCATGACTCCTGCACAGCGGGCGGCACAGCAGCAGATCGCAGACTATGCCCGCCTGAACGACGGCGTTACCCGCCGTGAGGAGTGGATGTGCGTACAGGCCATCATGACCGGCCAGATCCCCATCGTTGGCGATGGCGTCAATGAGGTCATCGACTTCGGCTTTACCAATAAGAAGAAGCTGACTGGTACGGCAGTCTGGGGTGGCAAGGAAGCGGCCATTGCCGATAACCTGCGCCAGTGGAAGCATGACGTCGCCGTGAACGGCTTTGCCAACGTGGATATGTGCGTCATGGGCTGGAAGGCACTGGAACTGTTCCTGAAGGATGCCGACATCCGTAGTCGTCTGGACAACCGGAACTATGGCTATGGCGTCATCAATGTGCAGCAGCTCCCGAATGGACTGACCTATTACGGCCATCTGAATGACCCGGCTCTGGACATCTACTGCTACGATGAGCACTATCTGGATGACTGGACTGACCCTGACAACCCGGAGACCCGCCCGCACATTGCAGACAACAAGGTACTGCTCATCAACCATGCCCCCAACTATCTGATGGGTTATGGCCTGTGTACTTACCTCGACGATGCTTCTCAGCAGTGGATCAGCGCCCAGACTTCCCGTCTGCTGCGCTCCTATGTTGAGCACCATCCCGACCGCCGCATGATGGAGATTCAGTCCCATCCGCTGCCCATCCCCGACAAGGTGGACAGCTGGCTGGTGGCTGAGGTCTGCTGAAAAATGCTCCTCGCCAATACCCGGCGGGGAGCAGATTTTTTGAGGTGAGCCGATGCCGGATTTCAAGAAACTGCTCGAAGAGGAGATAGACACTGTATTTCTCGATGACGATATTTTCGCAGAAGAGCGCGACATCAACGGAAAACCGATGAAGGTCGTGATCTGCGATGACACCTTGAAAGAGGCGAGTGGTCACTGGGAAGGCGGTGTCCGCCAGAGCTACGGTTCGGCAATCTACTCTACGAACAAAAAGCTATACGTCAAGAAAAAGGACTTCGGACGCAGGCCAAAAATTGGCAACCCCGTCACGGTGGATGAAATGGAGTATTTCATTCAAAATTTTGACGAGCAGGCCGGAATGTATGCGCTGACCATATATCTGAGAAGGCAATGAGCTACACACGATACAATGCCGATGACCTCACGATTGAGCTTGTCGGAGAAAAAGAAGTTGCAAAGGCGCTTGGGAGCATCCCGCAGAAAGCCCCGCTGGTGATCCGCAATGCGGTCAATGAGACCGCAAAGGACGCCCGCAAGGTAATGATCCAGGAAGCGAAGAAGCGGTATGCGCTGAACAGCAAGGGACGGCGGCATCTGAATGATTTACAAATCAGACAGAAAGCGCGAGTGTCTGACCTCGGCGCAGAACTGCATATCGGCGGACCGTCGCAGAAAAAACAGATGCGCAATGATCTGGGCTATTTCAAGACTGTCCCGAACAGACCGTATATGGGCGTCGATGTTGCCAATGCGCCTGCCGTTTTCAGAGGCAAAGTTCTGAAAAATGGAAGCATGAAGAAACTGACGGGTCAAGGAAATTTGAGCAAAGGTTTTCTTGTGAAGTTCACAAACAGCACGACTGCCGATGCAAACCATATAGGCATGGTCCAGCGTATCGTTGGTTCAAGCGGCGGCCCGGAGAAAACCAGAACTGGCGCTCGGCGCTGGCGCAATGCTCAGGGAAACGTGGAGCAGATCGTAACGATGGGCAGCCCGTCGGCGGCAGCGATGCACCATGTGATATGGCAGCAGGTCGAGCCGGATGTGCAGGATACTTTGGAGAAAAAGCTTGAGGAGTCGATTCAGAAAACACTTGCGAGAGCGGCGAAGGGGGCTAAGAAATGAGAGAGCAGCTTGGCATGACCCCCTATATGATGCAGATCGCACTGAACCAGACCCTCAAACAATACTTCAAAGGAAAGAAATATGCCGGGCCCGGAGGCACAAAAGAACTGAACTTCTATGAGCAGGATTTGCCTATTAGTGAGGATACGGATGATGATGTTGATTTCCCGGCGGCGTGTTCTCCCTACATCATCACGGAACTTGGAGATATAAAGTCCCCTGTAGGAAATGAGCCGATGACGGTGAACGTGACGTTGTACATCGGGGCTTACGACAAAGGGCATCAGCGCCAAGGATACCGCGATGTGCTGAACATCGAATATGCCATCATGCGCAGGTTTCGAGTATGTCCGAGGTTCGGACATGCCTGTACCGTAGAAGGCGAAATCAAAGGAAAAATGTCGAAAGACGACTACCACCCCTATTACTTTGGGGCTGTCGAGATGATCGTCACCGTGGCTAACCCGACGCCCGAAAGTGACCCAGAAACAGAGGCGATGACATGATGAAAACGAAAGAAACGAATACGATGCGCGTGTACTGCGGCCCGTCGATTCGCGGCGTTATCCGGCAGTACACGAGCTTTACCGGAGAACTGCCTGACCGGATGAAGAAGCTTATCGAGCAGCATCCGATGGTCAAGAGCCTTATCGTTCCCTATGATAAGGTGGCACAGACCCGGGAGCGCATGGAGCGCCCGGATGTCCCCGGCCAGCCCAAGACGGCTGAACGGGTTATTTACGAACAGCTCAAGACAGAGCTGTAATAGGAGGAACAACGATGGCATATAAACATGGCATTTATGTGAGCGAAGTTCCGTCCAGTGTCAGAGCGGCTGTCAAAAGCGATGCAGGAATTCAGGCGATTATCGGCACGGCTCCGGTGAATCTGCTGAAAGACCCGTATCATGCGGCGAATATTCCCATGCTGTTCTACACGATGGCGGAAGCGCAGAATGCAATCGGCTACAGCACCGATTTCAAGGCGTACACGATCTGCGGCTCGCTCTCGGCATCGTTTGAAATCGCAAATGTGTCGCCGGTGATCGTCATCAATGTGCTTGACCCGAACAAGGCAGAACACACGGACGATGTGCCGGAGAACGTGGTACAGGTGAATGATGGTACTGCCCGGCTGGACACCATCGGCCTGTTGCTGGACAAACTGGTGGTCAAAGCCGACGACGTGACGCTGGAAAGCGGCACGGACTACACGGCGGCGTTCAATGATGATGGCACTGTAACGCTGGTTGTCCTGCCCGACGGCAAGGGCGCGGGAAAGACCCAGCTTACCGTTTCGGGCAAGCGCATCGCACCTGAGAAGGTGAAAGGTAAGGATGTCATCGGCGGCGTGTCTGTGGACGGTAAAGAGACCGGCATGGAAGTGCTGCGCCAAGTTTTTCCGAAACTTGGTGTCGTCCCGGGGAGTGTGGTTGCACCGTGGTTCAGCAAAGACCCGACCTGCGCAGCTATCATGCAGGCCAAGACCTCGATGCTCAACGGCATCTGGCGTCTTTTCTGCTGGGTCGATTTGGACAGCTCGTCCACCGGTGCGCAGAAGTACACCGATGTGCTGACCCAGAAGACTGCGCAGGCACTCACGTCCCCCAACTGTGCAGCAGTGTGGGGCTGCCCGAAGGTCGGCGAGGTGCTGTACAGCCCCAGCTCTTTTGCAGCGGCCTATATCGCGCGGCAGGATGCGGAGAACGACGGTATTCCCATGCCGCCGATGTCCAACATCGCAGTCAGCGCGACGGCTATCTGTACGGAGGACGGCGAGGAAATCTACCTCGACCTCGATCAGGCAAACTATGTTAACAGCGTTGGCATCGTGACCTTCCTGAACTTCAACGGTTTCAGGCTGTGGGGAAACAATACGGTCGCGTATCCGTCCAACACGGACCCGAAGGACCGGTACATTTCTGCCCGCCGCTTCATGAGCTATGACGACAACAACTTCATCCTGACCAACTTCGGCAACGTGGATATGCGGGCGAACCCGCGCCTGCGTGAGGCCGTCATCGAACAGCAGAATACCATCGGTGCGAGCTATGTTTCCAGCCAAATCTGCGCCCGGTATGAGATGGCGTATCTCGAGAGCGAGAACACGGAGCAGACGCTGGCCGACGGGAAGCTGTATTTTCATAAATATGTCGCAACGTATCTCCCGGCGGAAGCCATTGAGGAGGTCGTGGAGTTCGACGTTAGTGCCATCGCTGAGGCCATGGCTTCGTAAAGGAGGGAGAATTTATGAATGCGGAAATCCCTGATAAGGTCATAGCGTACAATATCTACACGAACGGCGTCAAGCTCGGAGTTACCGGAAAAGTGGACACGCCTGAGTTTAAGATGAAGACCTCCACCATGTCCGGCGCCGGCGTCGGCGGTGAGATCGAAGTGCCGACTCTCGGCCAGTGGGAGAAGACGGAGCATGAGATTCCGCTTACGCTGCTTGGAGAGGATCTGGCAGAACTGTTGCAGCAGGGCATGGACGTGCAGCTTATCTATCGTGGTGCGACGCAGTGCGCATTGAAGTCCGGCGGCTTCGCCACGAAGCAACTCCGCATCGTGGAGGGCGGAATCGTCAAGGGCTTTAAGGGCGGCTCTCTGGAAGCGGGCAGTCAGATGGAAGCAAGCGTTACCCTCGAGACGGTCCGCTACAAGATGGAGAATGCGGGTGAGGAGCTTATTGCCATCGATAAGCTCAACAATATCTACCGCGTGAAGGGTAAGGATATGCTGGCGGAGCTGAATAAAATGATTTGATAAGCGGCCACCCCGGGAGTCTGGGGTGGCTGATTTTTGGAAAGAAAGGACAAACCACTATGAGCAAGAATCTCGTGATCGAGCTGAAAAAGCCCTATCTCTTTGAGGGCGAGGAATATGCCAATATCGACCTGTCTGGCATGGAGAACCTGACCATGCAGGATGCCATTGAGGCGCAGAAGAATGTCGTTGGCACAGGCGAGGATTCGGTGATTCTGTATGCGCCGGAGGCGTCGCAGGCGTTTATCGACGAAATCGCCGCGATGGCAGCAAAGCAGCCCGTGGAGTTCTTCAACGGTATGCCCATCGGTCTGAGCGACAAGGTGCGCACCGCTGTGCAGGGCGTGTTTTCCGCCGATGGCAACAAGGCAAAAGACCGCGTGGTGACGCTGGACAAGCCGTACACCTATGACGGTAAGGCTGTAAGCGTTATCGACCTGTCGGGTGTAGAGGAGCTGACCAGCAAGGATGCGTCGGCGGCGGAGAACGAGGTGCTGAAAACCGGTATCTACTCGGCCAACATGAAGAACTTCTTCGCGTACTCCTGCGCACTGGCTTCCCGTGCCACCGGCAACCCCATCGAGTTTTTTACCAAGATGCCGCTGGTGGATGCGGTGAAGGTGCGCGGTACGGTGAACTCTGCATCTTTTTTCGAGTAAGCGGCGGGGCAAAAGCTCTCCGCAAGCTTGCCATTGCAGCATCCAGCGCTACGCACACCGGAATCGATTTTTTCATGCAGATGCCAATAGGTGACTTCCTTGACACCTGCAAGGACATTCAGGAGATGCAGGAACAATGGCGAAAAGCAATGCACTAGAACTCAGCATCCGCATTGCGGGCAAAGTAGACTCGTCTCTGACGAAAGCCATCAAGACAGCGCAGAGCCAGACGTCGGGCCTTGCCCGGGGCATGAGCGGATTTGCAAAAGTCTCTGCGGCTGCCATTGCTGGTGTGACAACGGCGACGGCGGGCATAATGGGGTATTGCGGCAAACAGGCCGCAGGCCTCGAAAAGGCGATGGCACAGACGCGCACACTGCTGACCGGCACAACGGAGCAGACCGCCGCCCGCACGGCAGAGCTGACGCAGGACGTTATGAACGTCAGCCGGATCACCGGCAGAGTATCGACGGAAATCGCCGCCGGCTCCTATCAGGTCATTTCAGCATTTCAGGATACCGCTGATACGGCAAAAATCCTTGAGACGTCAGTAAAGGCTTCGATTGCCGGACAGGCGGAGACGGTGGACACCGTCAATGCGCTGGCCGCAGTCACGAAGGCCTACGGCGATACCTCGGCTGACGCGGTCGCCCATGTGTCGGATTTGTCCTTTGAAACCATCCGACTCGGACAGACCACCATGCCAGAGCTGGCGAACGGTATCCAGAAAGCTTCTGGCTCTGCGGCAGCCTTGAAGGTTTCGCAGGAAGAGCTATATGCAGGCTTTGCGACATTGACCGGTGTTATCGGTAATACCGACACCGTGGGTACGGCGCTGAATACCCTCTACACCAAGATGCTGAAACCATCGACTGCGCTGGCGGGTGCAGTAAAGAAACTGGGCTATGAGTCGGCATATGCGATGGTGCGGACGGAAGGCATTGGCGGCGCTATTAAAAAGCTGGGTGAGTATACTGGCGGCGACGCGACGAGGTTTGCGGCGCTCTTCTCCATGCGTGACCTGAAAGCGGCACAAGGCATCCTGAACACGATGGGCGTGTATGAGGATAAACTTGCGCAGCTACAGGACTTAAAGAACCAAAAGGTTGGGGAGGCCACAGACCGCGCATTCATTACCAGCATCGACAACTGGAATGATATGTTCGGCATCGCGTCCAACAAGGTGCAGGTCTTCGCACAGCAGATTGGAACGCGGCTGCTGCCCTATGCAAAGGACTTCATGTTGGACATAACACCGAAACTGGACAGCATGATGGATACGGCGCTGAACGGCATTGATAAAATCATGCCGAAGGCGGAGCAGTTATTCGGATACCTGTCCAGCAACGGCCCGCAGGCAGCGGGGACGCTTGGAGCAATCGCCTCGGTTTGGGCCGGTATGGCTGCTGCGCCGAAAATCGAGCAGGGAACACAGGGCATCGCCGGACTTTTCTCTGTGGGCGGAAGGAAAGCCGTAGGCGGTGGGGCGAAGCTGTTTGGAAAAGTCAAAGGATTTGGCGAATCGATGATAGGCAATATCAAAGATTTTCGCGCGAATCCGGGACTTATCCAGTCACTTCCCGTCTTTGGATGGGCGCAGAATGTAAAAAACATTCCTACAAATGCAAAGGCGGCGATGTTGCAAGAAATCAACAATTCCGGCAGCCTTTTGAAGGTGGCGGGTGCAGGACTAGGCTCGGTGTTTGGAAGGGGCGGCTTAAATGCCGGAGGCATTGCCAAGGGCGCAGCTTCGCCGTTTCTTGCTATGGGCAAGGTGTTCCTTGGGATGCTCGGTTCTACTGCCCCGGTCATTCTTGCCATCAGCACGATTATTGCGCTAGTAAGCCTGTTGGGCGACAACCTCGATAATATTCGCGGAATCGTCCAGAACACATTTGGCGACAAAGGCGTTGCCATCTTCGACGGATTTGTGGGCGTGGTGCAGAATGCAGCCGGAGCAATCCAGAAAGCATTTTCACCGGAGGGGCTGGCAAGTATCCAAGGCTTTATCACCGAAACCTTCGGGGCCGGCGCGGGGCAGGCGTTCGGCACATTCATCCCGCTAATCACCGCGGTCGTCGGAATTTTCAACCAACTGGTTGATCTTGGTGTAAATTACATCAAGCCGCTGCTGGTGGATGTGTTCTCGTTTGCAACGACACAGGGACTCCCGGCGGTCATACCGTTGCTCTCGGCGGTAGTCGGTCTGATTGGAACAACACTGGTCAATGCGATCAAGGTCGTGGTTGGCATCGTCCAGACGCTCCTGCCCATCGCCGAGCCTGTCATCATGGGCATCATCGGGCTTATCAAGGGCATCGTGTCGGTGACGATCAATGTTGTGAATGGCATCATCGGGGCGCTGAACAAAATCCATGTGCAGACCCCGGACTGGATTCCGGGCATCGGCGGAAAGACCTTCGGCTTCAATCTGGCCGAGGTTCCCATGCCTCAATTTGCAAAAGGCGGTTTCACCACGGGACCGTCCATCGCGGGCGAGGCCGGAACGGAAGCAGTCATTTCGTTCCAGAGCGGAGTCCGCCAGCAGAATATCGACATCTGGAAGATGGCCGGTAAGATGCTGGGCGCGACCAATAGCGATGATGCAGGGGATGACCCGCCGCAGATCGTGTTTGCACCGAACATTGTGTTCTCCAGCGACATGGACCCGGCGGAGGCCCGGCGCAAGGTGGAAGAACTGTACCGGCTGTTTGAAGAGTTTATGGAACGCTGGTGGAAAAAGCACCGCAGAGTGGCTTACGGCAAGTGAGGTGATACGTTGTGCCTTATACGACGGTGAGCGGCGATATGTGGGACACTATCGCCAAGAAAGTCTATGGGGATGAGTATTGCGTCGATGTCCTGATGCAGGCGAACCCGGAGCATATCGGAATATTTCAGTTTGGCGCTGGCGTTGTCTTACAGACGCCGGAGCTTAAAACGGAGCAGAGCGGCAGCCTGCCGCCGTGGAAGGTGAGCAGATGAAACCGAGAAGCGCGGGTGTGAAGCTGGTCTATAACGGAACAGACGTTACGGCGGACATTGCGGCTGACATCGAAAGCATCTCCTATGAAGGAAATGCGGCGGATGACAGCGACAGCGTGAATGTGACCATCAATGCAATGGCTGACAAGTGGCTGAACGACTGGATGCCGGAGAAAGGTACATCGCTCGACCCAACGATCCTCGTTTACAACTGGCCGGAAGAAGGGCAGGGCGGCGAGATGAACAACGGTGTCATGACAGTCGATGACATCAGCTACAGCGATGCCCCTTGTACTATGACCATGAGCGCCACATCCAAGCCGAATGATACCAGCTTTTCGGAAGAAGACCGGGAATACATCTGGAAGAACACCAGCATCCAGAAAATTGCACAAACCATTGCAGAGCGTTACAGCCTGAAAATGAACTTCGACGGAACGGACGCTGAAATCGCAAAGAGAGAACAGCAGGCCACCGACAGCGCGTTCCTGAATGAGCTGTGCAAGGACTATGGATTGATCCTGAAAGTGTATTCAAACGAACTGTGGATATATGACCGCGAGGCATTCAAGAAAAAAGCTGTCTCCGCGACGATCACCCGGGCGGACATCGTGCCGGGGTCGTTTAGTTTCAGCGATGGCTTTGATGGTGTATATACTCATGGCATCTGGGAGTATTCCAACCAGAAAAAGAAAATCAAAATTCGGGCGGAAATCGGCACCGGCGGCAGGACAAAGCGCATTTCGAAATACGCTTCCAGCCAAGCGGACGCCGAGCGTCGGCTACAAGCCGCGCTGGACAACGCAAACCATAGCGCAACCAAGGTGAAGTTCACGCTGGCGCTGGCTCAAATTGAGCTGGGCGAGGCACAGAACATTGGCCTTACCGGCTACGGGAAGTTGTCTGGAAAGTATTTCATCGATAAAGTTTCGCTGACATACAGCAGGAACGGCCTTGAACAGACACTCGAATGCAGCAAAATCCCGGACGAGGAAACGACCACGACGGGAGCAGGGGTGAGTGTCACGCTGAACAATGCGCCGCTCTATTATACCAGTGTGGACAAAAAGCCTGTCCGCAGGATCAGCGGCCACTATTTTCTTTACGATGGAATCAATGTGGCTGGGCGGTACAGAATCACGAACTTACAGTCCCGTTGCGGGAAAACGCCCGTCGGAAAGAACGTGACCGGCTGGGTGGACGCAGCGGATGTCGGAGGTGCGACCTGATGGCAGATACGATACGCTTCGGAAAGGTGTCTAACATCGACTACGAGACCGGCTGCATGGAGATTACATATGAGGACCGGGGCGACAGCGTTACGGATATGATCCCGATGCTGGCGAATGCTGGGTACAAAATGCCGCAGGTCGGAGAAACGGTGGCCGTGGCCCACAACTCCAACGGGGAAGAAGAGGGCATCGTTCTGGGAACGATCTGGGGCGAGAAAACAAAACCGCCGCAGGGAAAGCAGAACTTCTTTCGGCAGGACTTCGACGATGAGCCGGGGAAATGCTACTTCCGGTATGACGGAGAAAGTGCCGAGTTCCACAATGAAGGCGATACGCACTCCGAAACCAAGAAAAACAAAACCGAGAAAATCGAAGGCGACGCCGAACTGGAAGTGAAGGGAAAGCTGACTGTGAAAGTCGGGAGCTGCACTGTCACCGTCCAAGGTGGAACAGTGGAAATCAAAGGAGGGGAAACGCTCAGTATAAGCGCTCCGACGGTTTCTATTGATGGCAGTACGGTGAATATCACCGGTGGCGGCGGGGATGTGCAAGTCGCCGGAATCAGCCTGATAAACCACACCCACAAGTATACTGCACCGGTACACGCAGCTGGCGAGGCTGATACTGCGAAGCCGACATGAGGAGGTGAAACGGGATGTGGGTCGGATGCTTTGGAGGGCTGGTTTTCTCTGTGAGCAACAGAAGAATCTTCACCCCGGACGGTATCAGCGGCAGCGCGGGCAGCGAGTGGGCGGCGCATAACACTATCGGAGGAAAGCCGAAGAGTGAGAAGACCGGTGTGAAGCTCAAAAAACGTAAGTTCACGATTACGCTTGATTCTCAATTTGGCGAATCGCCGCGCGTTATGCTGGCGCTGATTAACAAGATGGTGGAGGAAGGCCGGGTGGACTACCTCATTATCGGAAGTATGCCGGTCGGAATGTGCCAGTACAAGATGACGGATGTATCAGATGACTGGGAAGAAGTTGTTGCCGATGGAAAGCTGGCGCGCTGCAAAGTCGAGATCACATTGGAGGAATATGTATGACGCTTGGCAATACGGAAATTCTGCTTGATTCTGTGAATGCGGAAGAGGCGGAAGAAATCTGCGAGTGCCTGAAAGTATTATATTCCACAAGAGCCGGAGAGCTGGGGCTTGACCGAGACTTCGGCATTTCGATGGACGCGATCGACAAACCACTCAGTGTTGCAAAGGCAATGATTACCGCAGAAATCGTCCGCAAGACGAAAAAATATGAACCCCGCGTTGAAGTAGCCCGCGTTGAGTGGGACGATGCAAAGGCTGGCGAGGGGATTTTGATTCCAAAGGTGGTGCTGCAAGTTGTCTGAGATCGCTCAGTTCGATAATCTGCCAGACATCAGCTTTATCGATAACCTCACGATGAAAGAGGTTGAAGAGATGGCGAAAGGCGGATACATCAGATCCGCAAGGGAAGCGACGGGTAATACCCCGACGCTTTACCCGGCAAGCCTTCCGAGCATCATGGTAAAAGAAATGGCACTGCTGCACTACCAGATGCTACAATACATCGATGCTGGCCCGAAGCAAACGCTCCTGAAATATTCGACGCACGAAAATCTGGACGTCCTCGCCGGAAACTTTGGTCTGAAAAGGCGGCAGGCGGAAAAGGCTACAACGATCATCCGCTTCACGCTGGCCGGAACGGGCCAGCCGAGCGCTGTCGGAGTGCCGGAGGGTACTCGTGTAAGGACGGAGGATGGAGTCTATTTCGCAACGACCGAATATGCAGAGATTCTTCCGGGAGAACAAAGCATCGACGTGACCGCCGCCGCGCTGGAAGCGGGCGCGGAATCCTCGGGAATCGAGGAAGGACAGGTCAACCAGCTGGTTGACCCCATTCCCTATGTGGCGTCGGCGGTGAACATGACCGCTAGCAGCGGCGGTACAGACATCGAAAGCGACGACTCCCTGACAGAGCGGGTCTATCTGGTCCCCTCTACATACAGCTGCGGCGGCTCTCCTGATTCGTATGAGTATTTCGCAAAGGCGTGGCGGAACGATGTAAAAGACGTGTCCGTCACAAGTCCATCTCCCTGCGTGGTGGACATCTATTTCACCTTGCGGGACGGGGCAATCCCGAGCGAAGCTGACTGCGAAGCGATGCAGGAGAGCTTGAGAGAAAATTCCAAGCGCCCCATGACGGATTTGGTGAACTGCAAAGCTCCGACGGAGATTGAGTATGGTATCGACGTCACATATACCATTGCGAGAAGTAAATCCAAAATCGCTGTTACAGTGCAGAACGCAGTGAACACGGCAATCGAGGAATATAAAACTTGGCAGCGGACTATGGGCAGGGATATTGACCCGGCGGAGTTGATTGCACGAATCAAAAATGCCGGGGCAAAGCGAGTGAGAGTGGCCGCGCCGATAGACGTCGTAACGGAAAGCGCCCAAATTCCAAAGCTGGTAAGCTGCAGTGTTGTGTACGGAGGGCTGGAAGATGACTGACCTTCGGGAAGCGAGGCTGGTTGACCTGCTGCCGAAAGCCGTTGCCGACCGGCAGGAGGTCAGAGCTCTATCGGATGCATGGCATGACCTCGCGGTCATGACACTTGATTTTGCCGATAGGGCGAAGACCTATACGGGCATAGACCAAGCGCCGGAAGTTCTGCTGGATATTCTGGCTGTGCAGTTCAGAGTGGACTGGTATAGAGACGACTATCCGGTGGAGACGAAGCGCGAACTCATCAAGACCGCGATGGAAGTGCATCGTCACTGTGGAACGAGATGGGCGGTAGAAAAAGCTCTGTCTTTGATTTACCCTAAGACGAGCATCAAAGAGTGGTTCGAGTATGGGGGACAACCCGGATACTGGCGGTTGAACGTAGACATTACGGATGAGCCTGCCGTCTACTACACGCCCAAAGAAATTGAAAAAAGAATCAATTATGCACGGCGCTGTTCGGCGCATCTGGAAGGCGTCACCTACGAGATTAACCCGCCGGACAGCGTGACAGCCTACGTCGCCGCTGCGCCTTGCAGCATGGCGGCGTCTTACACAGTGCGTTTGCCGGGCATTATTCAGCCCCGGGCCGTCAATGCGGCGGCGTATGCGGCTGGCGCTGTAGGTGCGAGCTGGGTGCAGGCAACGGTGGCGTTGCCTGACATGATTCGACCCAAAACTATGAGTGCGCAGGCATATGCCGCCGGTAAGCCTGTCGGCACATATGAGACTGTTACCATCAAGATTGGAGGGACATCACTATGAGCTGGGAAAAATACAGCTACACAAAAGCCGGTGCCGCCCTGCTGTCGGAGTCTCTCTCCGGCGGCGCACTGACCATCACCCGCGCCGTGAGCGGCACCGGCACGGTCGGTACTGATTTGGCCGAAGAGGTGGCCGTCAGTGGCGATGCACACGAGCTGAAAATCCTGAGCATCGAGACGGTCAAAGACAACGGCAAAACTGCCCGGAAGGTCAACATCTGGACGAACGGTGCAGAGGAAGCCTATGTCATGCACCAGATCGGTGTGTACGGTACGCTGAATGGCGGGCCGGATGAGACACTGCTGTTCCTGATGCAGGATGAGAGAGGCGTTCAGATTCCGGCGGCAGGTACGCAGCTGGACTATGAGTTCCAAATCGCAGTCCTGCTGGCAGTCTCCAATGCCGCTGACATCTCCATCCAGCTCGACCCGCAGATGAAGGCGTTTGCTCAGATGGCCCGAGAAATTGCACAGGCCGAGGTCGCCCAGCACAATATCGACCCCGATGCCCACGCATCTATTATCGAGGCTGCCGCCAGTGCGGCCGTGAAGCGCATTGAAGATGCTGGCGAGATCATGACCGAAGCGCAGGTCAAGAAGCTCATCCAGACCCACGGCACGGGCGGCTACTTCGGAAAGTACGAGCTGACACTTGCTGCCGACGGCTGGAAGGCCGCGCCGGAGGGCGGGGAGATTTACCAGTACATCTATGACGCCGAGCTGGCCGACAGCGACAGCGAGCTTATCCCCGATGGCGGCGCGGTCATCAATGATTTTTCTGTGACCACACGGGCCGGCGTCATCAATGCCTGCGAGACCTACGACGGCTATGTTCGGTTCTTCTCGCGGCGCATCCCGGACGCTGACATCCACGTTACTCTGACCCTGATGGGGAAGGGAGGTGATTCCAATGCACCGGGAAATGTGAGCATCGGCCAGGGCCTCAAACGCGATGAGAGCGGCGCTATTGCAGTCAGCATCGGCGAAGGCCTTGAATTTGACAGCGCCGACGCGCTGACCGTCCGCAAAGACACCGTTATGACCAGCGATGACCTGCTGAATGAGGAAGAAACCAAGCAGGAGATCGCCGAAATGCTGAAATAATTTTATGGGAGGACACTACTATGTCTAAGGAACTTTCTACCAAGACCACCATCCGCAACCTTACCGCTGAGATCAAGAAGAGCTTCGTCAAGAAGGACGCTTTTACCCCCGTGCAGATCGCCGCTGAAAAGGCCATCAAGTCCGTCGGCGTTACCGGCAACACCATCAGCTTCTTCGCCAGCACCGACAAGACCGGAACCGCCGCTTTCACTGTGGACTTCCCGACCGAGATGTTCCTTGACCAGACCAAGACGGAGTTCGTTCCCAGCTTCGCGTTCAGTGAGACCACCTATCCCGGCGCAACTGACCCCAAGCTGGAAGGCAAGCCGGTCATGGTGCTGGCCGTCAAGGGCGAGAACCCGGACTCCTGCGCCTACTCTTTCCTGAGCATGGCCGCTCTGGTCGATACCTATAAGGCTAAGGCCACCGGCAAGGACAAGTCTACCACCGTCACCATCGCTGACTATGAGGTGGATGTCAAGGTCAATGTCTCTGCCGCTGCTGGCAACATTCTGACCCTGAAGGATGACGGCCTGTACGTCCCCACTCCCGAGAAGACCGACATCTCCGGTAAGGCTGACAAGGCGAAGAGTGCCACCGCTGGCAACTTCGCCGCTCTGGACGCAGACGGCAACCTGACTGACAGCGGCAAGAAGTCTGCCGACTTCGTCGCTGCCGAGACCGGCAAGCGCCTGATGAGCGACGACGAGGGTACTAAGCTGGCTGGCGTTTCCGAGGGCGCAACCAAGACCGCCGCCAGCGCCACCAACGGCCATATCACTATCGACGGCAAGGACACCGCCGTGTATACCGAGCCTGAGAATGTCCTGCATACCGAGGATGTGTCGGACTTCACCGCTGAGGAGATCGCTGCTCTGCTGGCAGATGACTAAGACCGGATAAGGAGGCAGGCCCTATGGCAAAAGCGAAGGTAAAGGCGCTTTTGAGTACGGGGCTTGCCGCACTTTGTAGTCACATCAAACAGTGCGCTACCGCTGTTTCCGCATTGGCGAATACCACGGCGGACGGCTTTGATGAAGTCGATGACGTCCTGCATGAAAAACAGGACATCACAGCGGCGGTGCCTTTTACGATTCCGACGACTGGCTGGGCGAGGGATTCCACCCTCACCAGCTATTATTATTGTGACATTTCCATTACGGGGCTTCTGGCTACCGATATTGTGGATGTCACTCCGCAGCCGGAGTCCCATAGTGTGGCGCGTGCGGCAGGCTTTATTCCTACCGAAAGCATGGCTGGCAAGCTGCGGCTCCGGGCCGCGAGTGTTCCCACTGCGGCCATCAAGGCGCAGTACCATATCACAAACACTGTGAAGTATACAGAGTAGGAGGGATTTCATGGCATTAGGAGATTTTAATGTTGGCGGCGGTGCGTCGCAGGATGTGGACAAGACCCTCAAAGTCGAGGGCGCACCTGCAGACGCCAAAGCCGTCGGCGATGCGCTGGCAGGCAAGTCGCCTACCAGCCATACCCACAGCAATATGACGGCGGCTACCGCATCCGCTGCAGGCAAGGCGGGATTTGTGCCGCCCCCGGCGGCGGGAGCACAGACGAAATATCTGCGCGGCGACGGCACTTGGCAGACGCCGCCGGACACTAACACCACCTACAGCAACATGACCGCCGCCACTGCTTCGGCAGCTGGCAAGGCTGGTCTGGTGCCGGCTCCCGCCGCTGGCGAGCAGGGACAGTTCCTTCGCGGTGACGGTACGTGGCAGACGCCTGCCAACACCACTTACGGTAACGCCACCCAGAGCGCGGCGGGCCTGATGAGCGCCGCTGACAAGAAGTCTCTGGACGCGCTTGCCACCAACGTGCTGACGATCCGCAGCGTCCCTTCCCAGAGCGGGAGTCTGACCTACAACGGCAAGGCTCAGAGTCCTTCGTGGGCCAACTACAACACCCTCGCAATGAAAATCGGCGGTACGACTTCCGGCACGACGGCAGGCAGCTATAGCGCCACCTTCACCCCGCTGGACGGCTACAAGTGGAGCGACGGCACTACCGCCGCAAAAACCGTGAAGTGGTCCATCGCCAAGGCGGCAGGCACTCTTTCCCTGTCTGCGAGCAGTCTGGCACTGACCTACTCCAAGACCTCTGGTACGGTCACAGTCACCCGTTCTGGCACCGGCGCGGTATCAGCGACTTCCAACAATCCCGCTGCTGCCACCGTGAGCGTGTCCGGTACTACTATCACGGTGAAAGCAAAGGCAAACGGCAGTGCTACCATCACGGTCAACGTGGCAGCGGACAGCAACTACAACGCCCCCGCCAGCAAGACTTTCACCGTGTCCGTGACCCTCGTTTCCAAGACTCTGAACGACAACAGCTGGGCAACCATCAAGTCGGTCAGCGACGCTGGGCAGGGCGCAAATTACTGGGCCGTCGGTGCTACGAAGTCCATTACCATCAACGGCAAGGTGGGTGCAACCACAATCTCCAGCCTGAAAGTTGATGCCTTTATCATCGGCTTCAACCACAATTCCGCCAAGGAAGGTGCGAACAGGATTCACTTCCTGCTGGGTAAGATCAGCGGCAGTTTTGTGGGACTGGCAGACAGCAATTATGGAAACACCACCACTACCTCCGGCGCGTTCACGATGAACACCGGCGGCACAAACTCCGGCGGCTGGGAGAGCAGCCACATGAGAAAGACGGTGCTCGGTGCGAACAGCTCTCCGACCAGCCCCACGGCAAATACCCTGATGGCCGCGCTTCCCTCTGATCTGCGGGCGGCAATGAAATCCGTTACGAAGTACACGGACAATACCGGCGGCGGAAGCAACACGGCAAGTTATGTGAAGGCCACCACGGATTACCTGTTCCTGCTGGCAGAGTATGAGGTTCATGGAACTCGAAGCTATGCCAACAGCGCAGAGCAAAACAGTCAGGCACAGTACGACTACTTTAAGGCGGGAAACAGTAAGGTCGCCCATAAACATTCCGCCACCGGAACGGCGGCGATTTGGTGGCTGCGGTCCCCGTATTACGGCAACAGCAGCTTTTTCTGCCTTGTCAACGCGGACGGGACGGCGGGCACTGGCAATGCCTACTATTCGCTTGCGCTGGTCCCCGGCTTTACTGTCTAATCGCTCCGCAGAGAATCAGCCCACATCGCGCCCGCGAAAGCGGGCGTAGGTGCGGAGCGCCCTGCAAATTATCTTGGCTTATCGAAGCTTATCAAGCCAAAATCGTTTTTTCAAAAGAGGTAGCATCATGGGAGTTTTGAAGTCAAAACGAGTCGAGAGTAAAGCAGATTTTGTGAATACGGCGAACAAAATCTATGCGGAAACGATAAACTTTTTGACAAGGCTTTCCGCAAGATATTCGCGGATTCTGGCTGGCCCGGTCGCGGCGCTCGCTGCGGAAGTCGTTGATCAAGCCGAAAAGGCCAACAGCATCTTCCCTTCGAGCGAGCAGAACCGTCAGCTCCGGGCTGCACATCTTACGGAGGCCCGGGCGTCGCTGAAGGCACTTGATGTGCAGTTGGCACACTGTTACATCATTATGATGCTCAACCCGCAGGGATGTTTCACTACCTCGACGGGGAAAACGGTCGATGCCGCGAAGGCGGTTGAAAAACTTGATAAGATGTCCCAGAGCTTGGGCAGTCTGATCGACGACGAGAAAATCCTTCTGGAAAGAACGATGGAAAGCGACCAGACGCGCAAGAAGTAATAGGTGTATCTCTGAACCTCTCTCCGGCGGCGATTTGGTGGCTGCGGTCCCCGTATTACAACAACAGCAACAATTTCTGCAATGTCAACACGGACGGGACGGCGAACAATAACAATGCCTACAATTCGCTTGCGCTGGTCCCCGGATTTTGCATAGCTGGGTCATAAGGAGTAGCCGACAGGTGAAAGACGACCCGTGTAAAAGGAGAGATGCTTCCTTGGGCGCAAGCCTTAAAACTGCCAAAGTCTGCTGCAAGGCTTTAACTCCGATATGGTCACACGGACGCTTCTTGCATGGCGTGAGGACATTTCCGCTCACGTTTCATATGTGACCATTACGCAGATTTAGACGGGATTCCATAAGACGACTGTACGGAGGGCGAATTATTATGACAAGTCAAGAACGCCATGAGGCGCGGTATCAGCGCCGCAAGGCGGAGCGGCAGGCCAGAAGAGACGCGCGGTGCGCAGCTCTTGGCCCGATCGACAAGGTGTTCAGCTACCACACGATGTTCAAGTACGGTAAGCGCTGCTGCAATGGTGTGCGCTGGAAGCGCTCAGTCCAGAACTTCGAACTGCACCTGTTTTCTGGTACTGCCCGGCGTCGTCGCGAGGTTTTGCAAAGACGCTGGAAGCCGAAGAAATATGCGCACTTCACCATCTGCGAGCGGGGCAAGACTCGCCCCATCGATGCCCCGCACATCGCGGACCGTCAGATCCACAAGGTGCTCAGTAAAGAGGTGCTGGCTCCGCTGTATGAGCCGAGTATGATTCATGATAACGGCGCGAGCCGCGAAGGAAAGGGCCTGCACTGGCAGTATAGGCGCATCAAGCAGCAGCTTGCCCGGCACTACCGAAAGTATGGCCGCGTGGGTGGCGTCCTGCTGCTGGATTTGAAAAAGTTCTTCCCAAACGCACTGCACAGCTTGATCTACCAGCGGCATCGGCAGTTCATCCCGAATGACGATTTGCGCTGGCTGGCAGATTCTGTCGTCAGAAATGCGCCGTTATCCGTCCCGGGGCGCGGAATGCCTCTGGGAGTAGAGCCGAGTCAGCAAGAGATGGTGGCACTGCCGAGTGAAATAGACAACTGGATCAAGTGCGGGAGGGGCATCAAGGATGCCGGACACTACATGGACGACTACATCATCATCCTGCCGGATCTGGACGACCTAAAGAAGCTGGGGCATGAGATCGTGCGCCGGTTCGAGTCCCGGGGCATTCCGGTAAACCGCAAGAAGTGCAAGGTCATCCCGCTGACGAAGCCCTTTCGCTGGTGTAAGGCCCGTTTCACACTGACCGAAAGCGGAAAAATCAAGATGAACGGCAGCAGGGACGGCGTGAAACGCGCCCGCCGGAAGCTGAAACTTTTCCATCGGGAATGGCTGGAAGGAAAGCGCACTCTGCAGGAGGTGGCCCAGTACATGGAATGCCAGACCGCTTACTACCGCAAGTTCAATGACCACGGACGGCTGCTTCGGTTGGCGCGTCTGTGCCACGCATTATTTGGAGGTGCAGTACATTGTACAAAATCGTAAAAGTCAGTGATGGCACCGTCCTCGCCCTGACGGAGGACGTCACTTACATTAAAAGAGCAGATAACGGCTGCTACGTCTTATGCCCGGAGTCGGAAGCTTCGGGCATTTGCTATGCCGGGACGCCGTACCAGCTGTTCGACCGCAATCAGATGGGCGATGAGCTGGAACCGGTCATGCTGGAGCAGACCGACATCGGCAGCTGGATCATGGAAACCCAAACCGCCATCGAGGATGCCGATGCGCTCAACGTGGATCAGGCGTACCGCCTGACCCTGTTAGAGCTTGGCATCACTGATGATACCGATGCTTCTTGAGAAAGGGGGTGAACTGAATGCTGTATCGTACTTGCAAGCGTATGATCGAAAAGGGCAACACTGCTGGCATGGCAACCAAGCTGGATGTCTTTTACGCTGCCAACAAGCTGACCGAGGACGAGTATAACGAGCTGACCGCTCTGCTCGCCGAGAAGACCGAGAAGAAAGAGCAGGCCTAACCTATGGAGCATGAACGCTATATCGCCCGCCGCCGGGCGCGGTTCGACGGCATTGATGGGAGAATGAACATCCCTTATGGGGCCGGCTTGATTTGTCAGGACGGCTTTCTGTTCTACAATGGCCGGTGCGTCTGCGCGGCGGAGGGCCAGAACGGCATGGATTACTTCGTGCAGGATGATGACGGCGCGGGCAGACTTAGGGGCGAGCTGATCGGCAGCATTCGGCAGAAGCTTGAGTGCAAAGATGCCGACCATCAGACCCGGTGGGACAGAGTGTGGGCATCTGCGCTCTGTCAGAAGTACCGCCGCCCGGAATCGGACGACTACTGGCTGTGGGCGAGGGCGTTCTTTGATGCGCCGATACTGGACTTGCAGGCTATCGCCACGCTGGTACGGTGAGAAAGGGGGACGTGATCGATGGCGATTGAAGCTTATTCACTGGCGAGGGATGGAGAAAAACAGCTCTCCGCCAATTTCAAGGTGAGGGAGTTTTACTGCCGGGATGGCAGTGACCCAATCTTTGTGGATTCGGAACTGGTGCAGTGCTTGCAGAAAATCCGAAATCACTTCGGAAAGCCGGTACATATCACCAGCGGCTACCGCACCGCTGCCTACAACGCCCGCAAGGATGTTGGCGGGGCAAAGTTCAGCCAGCATCAATACGGAAAGGCGGCTGACATCTGGATCGAGGGCGTGAGCGTTGATACGCTGGCGAACTACATCGACCAGTCCGTCTTGCCGAACACCGGCGGCATCGGGCGGTATTACAAAGATGCGGCCCATCCGAATCGCAAACAGCCGTTTGTCCATATCGATGTCCGCAAAGCGCGGAGTCGGTGGCTGGGCTGACCTAAAACAGGAGGAAGATATTATGGCTGAGATTCTGAAAGGTTTTTTGATGATTTTCCCTGGGTGGCTGGCGGCTATCTTCATGATTGCCGGTCTGTGCGTTGCCATGCTGGCGGCAGTGCGGCTGGGCTATGGTCTGGCCGTGGCGAAGACGGCCTACAAATGGATCGTCAATGCAGAGGAGAAGTTCGGAGCCGGCGCGGGAGCAGAAAAGAAAGCTCACGTTATTGCTGTTTTGCGCGGGTACACCCCGGACTGGCTGGACTGGATTATCAACGAGAAGACACTGGACTGGATCGTGCAGATCGTCTTCAATCTGACCAAGAAGCGGCTTGAAGCGTACATGGCAAAAAAATCCGTAGAAACCACCACTGTGGCCCGTTTCGGTAAGGCGGGGGAGGACAAGCGCA